TCCAGTGAGTGGCACTACAACTGCCGCACAAAAAGCACAGGCAGATGCTGACGCAACCGTTGCTGGCATAGGAATGGATGATGAGTATGATGATGTGGTTGGCACACCAGATTATACGAAAGACCGTCAAGGATACAGAGATGGATTACCAACAACTAGAGTTACTGACGCTTACGGCAAGACAACAGAAGTAGGATTTTTTGAGGATCCTGCTAATTTTGCAACCACTCGCACGGGCAATAGAATAACAGCTAGGTTAGGTGGTACAACAGCAAAACAAAGAGCCTCTGCGCCTGATATTGTAAATCCCACAGGTAGAGAAGGATTTACCGCTGATGTGATGAACGCACTTGGGATTAACCCTATGGAAGATCCTCTGGGGTTTGAAATTGATCCAAATACAGGTCGGTTGACTGGTGTTTTCAATGAAGCCACTCTTCCTGGGGTAGCTGGCGCTGTTCTTGAATTGGGAAAAAATGCGCTTTTTGGAGATCCTACAAAATATACATCAGACAGGCAGTTATTTGATAGACCCGTTGTTTACACAGGCGTTGGAGAAGCAGCACAGCCTAAAGATGACCCCGGAAGCGGTGGCCCTGATCCTGTAAAGCCGCCATTTGACCCGTGTCCTGACGGTTTTATTTTGAAAGATGGTGTTTGTACGCCTATTCAACAGGCAGATACAGGAGATGGCACTCCAAATCAAATCGGCGGTGGCCCTGATCAACCGCCGCCTGTTCCAGGTGGCCCTGTCGTGGTGCCATCAACCAGACCGACTGGCCCGTTTAATCTTCAAGGCCCTGTTGGTTATGGTGTTCCTACCGCTGGTCAGGCAGATCCTTCAGTTGCGACTAATGCTGCATTGTATCAGCAGATGTTAAATCAACAGGCTGCGGCCCCGATAAGACTGCAATCTGGCGGTCCTGTGTCTTCAAATCTGGACAGAGCAGCAGATAACTTTTTAAAGTCATTGATGCCAACGGCGTAGTCAAATGGATGAAGCTTTTGATATTGCCACCGAGTTCCTGACTGATGCAGAGCTTGAGTCACTTGGTAAGCATCTGGATAAATACAAAGAGCTTCATGACAGAGACGTTTTGCAGAGTAACTTTCTTGATTTTGTAAAGCATGTCTGGCCTTCATTTATTACTGGATCTCATCACAAGATATTCGCAGATAAGTTAGAGCGCGTGGCGAAAGGTGAGCTAAAGCGGCTTATCGTCAACATGCCGCCAAGACACACCAAATCAGAATTTGCGTCCTATCTGTTTCCTGCATGGGTCATGGGACAATCACCAGAAACAAAGATTATTCAGGCAACACACACGGCGGAGCTTGCTATTGGTTTTGGCCGTAAGGTCAAGAACCTTCTGGATAGTGAGATATATCGTGATGTGTTTCCTGATATTCAGTTGGCGCGTGATGCGAAAGCATCTGGTCGTTGGTCAACTGATAGGGGTGGGGAGTATTACGCCGTTGGTGTAGGCGGTGCGTTGGCTGGTCGTGGTGCGAACCTTTGTATTATTGACGATCCTGTTTCTGAACAGGATGCGTTGTCACCAACCGCGCTGGATAATATTTACGAATGGTATACATCAGGACCGAGACAGCGTTTGCAGCCGGGAGGCTCAATAATAATTGTGATGACGCGGTGGAGTATCCGCGACTTGACGGCGAAAGTGTTACAGAAACAGGCCGAGGGCGGAGCCGATCAGTGGGAGGTTGTGGAGTTTCCAGCGATATTTCCAGATACAGACAACGTGTTGTGGCCCGAGTTCTGGAGCAGGGACGAGCTAGACGGCGTTAAAGCGTCTATTCCTGTTGCTAAATGGAATGCACAGTATCTTCAGAATCCTACCGCTGAAGAGGGTGCGATTATTAAAAGGGAGTGGTGGAATGTTTGGGAGTCTGATGATCCACCTATCGTTGATTACGTCATCCAGTCGTATGACACCGCCTTCACCAGATCCGAAAGGGCGGACTACTCGGCTATTACGACTTGGGGTGTGTTTTATCCTGACGAAGGTGATGAGGCTGCGATCATATTGCTGGACGCGGAAAAAGGTCGATGGGAGTTTCCAGAGCTTAAAGACGCGGCGATGCGCCTGTATAAGGAATTTGAACCAGACATGGTGTTGATAGAGCAAAAAGCATCTGGCACACCGTTGACGCAGGACTTGCGGAAAATGGGCATTCCTGTGTCTGGTTTTACTCCGGGCAGGGGCGCTGATAAGTTCTCAAGGATGAATGCCTGTTCACCAGTCTTTGAATCTGGTATGGTATGGTGTCCTGAAACACGCTGGGCAGAGGAAGTTATTGAAGAATGTGCCGCTTTTCCTAACGGAGAGCATGATGACTTGGCGGATTCCATGACTCAGGCTATACTACGTTTTAGGCAGGGCGGTTTTATACGAACCCGTTCAGATGAAGAGGACGATGATTTTTCACGTTATGACCGCAGCAGGGAGTATTACTGATGACTGACAGACAAGAAGAGAACATTGGCAATCTGAAGAAACTTAGAGCCATGATTAAGAAAGACAAGCAGACGGTTGCAACTGTTAACGCAGCACAGAAGTCTCTTGACAAATTAAGCCCCTCTGAAAAGCGACTTTTTAATAAAGAGAATCCCGGTGTACTGGAAGACTTTAGGAACATCAGAAAGAATGTGTTTGCCAGAGAAGAAAAGGCAATTCCTGACAGACCACAGCCAAAAAGAGTCATGGCTCCTAAAGAGGGTGGTCCGAAGACTCCTACAACACTTCCAAAGCCAAAGCCAAAGCGCCCTACGCAGGTAGCGGCGGCAAAGAAGAAGAAGCCTTCAGGTGTTACATTTGATACCAGTGGCACACTTCCTGGGCAGACTATCAAAAGAATGAACGATGGTGGTGCGGTCATGGCTGGTCGTGGCGGTAAGTTTAAGGGGATATTCTAATGGCACCTAGAAAGCCAAACATACGCTCCAAAAAGCGTAAGTTTAAAAAAAACGCACCTCCACCAAGATTGTCTACTGCTCAGATACGCAGATTGACTGTTGATGGTGAGGCTGTCACTGACGCTCCTTTTGTACCAGACGTTTTGCGTAGCGGCAGGTTTAAAAATGTTGAGCTTGGCATGAAAGATATGCCAGCAGGATATGAAGAAGGTGGTAAAGTTGGTAAGAAAAAAGTTGATATTACCAAAATGAGCCTTGAAGAATTAGATCGTTACATACAGCAATTAAAGGAGCCTCTCGTGGTAAAACCAGTAAAAAAGAATAAAGGTGGCGGTCTTAATGCCGCAATCAAGCGCGTTAAAAAAGTCCAAGGCATGCAAGAAGGCGGCAGGACTATCAGTGATGCTGATAGAGCGCTTTTAGGAACGCTTTTAGGTGGCGTAGGTGGCAGAACTATTTCTGATGCTGACAGACAAAGAGCTGGTGCTTTGCTTGGCGGAAGGGTTCCAAGGAAAAAAAGCATGGGCATGAAGCCTAAAACTAAGATGGGAGGGCGTAGACAAACATCTGACTCATCCATAGAAGAATTTTTGTCGTCAATTGGTTCTGATTTTCCTATGCCTAGAGGAAGAAGTGTGACTGACATTGATAGAGCAAGAATTGCCGCTGCCTTAGGCGCTACTGACAGACAACTCATGGGTATGGAAGAAGGTGGTGAAGTGCCTAAGAAGTTCAAGGGCTTTTCTAAGCTTCCTGAGGATGTGCAACAGCAGATGAACCCTACTCTTGCCGCTAAGTATGAGGATGGTGGCGTAGTTCGTGGCATGGGTCGAGCTTATAGGGGTGCGCCCAGAAAGGTTAAGATAAGATAATGAGCAACATGCAAAATGAAGCTCTTCTTGAAAGCCTTTTTGAAGAAGGGTTAGAGCTTTTTGACGGCGATGAGGACAAAGCCGCAAAATTTGCCCGTGATCGCTTTGATGAACTGCCAGATCCTGATTACAAAACTTATAAATATGACACTGGTGGTGGTGTTGTTGATCAGGTTGCTGAGTATTTAAAGAAGCTGATCAGTGAAAGAAAAGAGGCTTTTAGCGGAAAAGTTCCAAAAAAGAAAAAGAAAAAGCCTCAGTCTTTTGGTCATGGCGGTTTTGTTGATGAGGAGTCTCCAAAGGCTCAAATGGATAAGATCAACATTTCTATCACTTTGAACATGGGCAAAGGATCAGAGATGAATCCTTTAGATGACGGAAATCAAAGAGATATTATGTGATGTTGTTTGACTTTGGTGTTATAGTGCGAAAGAGGCTGACTCATGGCTTGTCAGTCATGTCTGATGCCCTTCGCATGACTGCGCTAGAGTCAGCCTCACCCGAGAGATGGTCAGATGGCAGATGATCAGGGAATCATGGGCGCTTTTTCAGCCCCTCCAGCAAGCACTGAGATGTTTAAGCGACTTGCTGATAAGACTGATATGTTTGGCCCTACTCCTCTTGGTGCCGTTAATCGTGCTATTGTTGGCACTCCAATTGATGTTTTAGATTACGCTGGTCGTGTTGGTGAGACAGTTCTGCGTGGTGCCGCTACTGGCGCTGGAGAGTTAGCAGAAACCTTTGGCATGGGCGAGGGTATGGCTGACAGGCTGAAGAGGGACGTTTATGGTCTTGGCATTGCTGCATCTACTCTTGCTCCGATGGCTGGGCCTCGTCCACCAGGCAAGTCAAATAAGGCGTTGGTCATTGAGGCGCAAAAAGACAAGGTAAAGTCACCAGTGGCGAAACAAAAGCTGGATGAAGATCTTGAGATGGAAGCCATTAATGATGCTTTGAAAGATGCGTATTTGGATCTGGATGATACGCTGTCTTTTCAATCCGTTGATGACATAGCGATTACCACAGAAGAATTTGGCGATGTTCTTAGCAATAATTTTGCAATGGCAAGAGACGCTGGCAAAAATCGTGGAGAGTCTGTAGTTGATGCTATCAAGATGACTCAAGATGATTTTAATGTTGTTATTGACCGCCCGATACAAGACAAGATCTTTGCCAGACTTGACGATGATTATGGTTTTGGTGCTAATAGAGCAGTTAAACGCCGTGAAGAGGCCGCAGCAAACAAGGCAGCTTTGGATGCTCAGTTAGCTAGGGCAACGGCAAAGCCAATTCGCAGTGTTAGTTTAGAAGAGGCTACACGGATGCAGAATGAGATTAGCGGCATGGGTATACCGCAGCCAAAACCTCAAAAGCCAAGACTTACAGTTGTTAAGGAAAGTAAGTACAATCAAGCGGTTCAGGATGCTTTGTCTGATTATGCGACAGGCAAAAACAATGCACGACAGACTCAAAACACTTTAAAAAAACTTGGCTATCAAGCAGATCTTAGAGAGGGTCGCAGCACAGGAGATATTCAAGTGTTCAAAAGAGGTGTAGAAGATGACCCTGGTTTATTTTATGAGTTTTAAGTGTCTTAATACAAAGTAAAAAGGATTAAACATGGCTGTTGAAAAAGGAATAGGTGCAGGTGGGGACGCCATGACACCTCAGGAACAAGCAGAGATTGATATAATTGATTTTCCTGCACAGCCTGGCATATCTGAAATGGATGACGGCTCAGTCATTGTTGGAGAAATGGTTGAGGAAGTTACCGTTCCTGTTGATATTCCTTTTGATGCAAACCTCGCAGAATTTATTGATGATGGTGATTTAGGCAAAGTTGCATCTGAAATCTCTAGCGATATTGATGATGACATTGCCTCAAGACAGGATTGGGAAGAGTCATACAAAAGAGGCATTGACCTTCTTGGTATGAATTATGAGGACAGAAGTCAGCCTTTTGAGGGTGCAACTGGTGTTGTACATCCTTTGCTTGCCGAGTCAGTCACACAGTTTCAGGCACAAGCCTATCGAGAGATGCTTCCGTCTGGTGGTCCTGTTCGTGTTCAAACTATGGGCGCAGAAACACCACAGTTAGTGCAACAGGCAACTCGTGTAAAAGATTACATGAATTATATGATTACCTATGAGATGGAAGAGTATGATCCTGAAACAGATCAGATGCTGTTCTACCTGCCCATAGTAGGATCAACATTCAAAAAAGTTTATTTTGACCCGCTCATGCAAAGACCAGTGAGTAAATTTGTGCATGCTGAAGATCTTGTGGTGCCGTATGGCGCGACTGATCTGCTTACTGCGCCCCGTATTACACACATCATTCGCATGGATAAGAATGAAATCTTGAAGTTACAGCTTACAGGATTTTACAAAGAAATAGACCTGCCAACTGGTTCAACCAGCAGTGAGCGCAATACTGGTGTTCAAGAAGCTCTTGATGACGCTCAAGGCATACAGATTGCTGGTTCTGGATCCGAAGAGCTGGTTATTCACGAGGTTCATACATCTCTTGATCTTGATGGCTTTGAGCATCTCGATGATCAGGGAGAGCCTACAGGTCTAAAAACTCCATACATAGTAACGATATTAGAGAAAACTGGAGAGATCCTGTCTATACGCCGTAATTATGATCAGATGGATCCGTTAATGCGGCGTAAACAATATTTTGTGCATTATAAGTTTCTGCCCGGTCTTGGATTCTATGGTTTTGGCTTAACGCATATGATTGGCGGCTTATCTCAAGCCTCAACAAGTATTTTGCGTCAATTAATTGATGCTGGAACGCTCTCAAACCTTCCTGCTGGCTTCAAGGCTCGTGGCGCTCGTATTCGTGACGAAGATGAGCCGCTTCAACCGGGTGAATTTAGAGATATAGACTCCGCTGGCATGGATATACGTCAATCTATCATGACACTGCCGTTCAAAGAGCCTTCACAGACCCTGTACAGCCTCTTAGGAGGGCTTGTAGAGGCTGGTAGGCGGTTTGCGTCTATGGCAGACATGAAAATAGGTGAAATGGGCGGAGATACGCCTGTAGGCACTACAATGGCGATTATGGAGCGCGGCACAAAGGTAATGTCAGCCATTCATAAGCGTCTTCATTACTCACAAAAGCAAGAGTTCAAGATTTTAGCTAGTATTTTTGCCAGAAATCCAGCTCCTGTTTATCCTTACATGACACCAGGCGCTCCGCCACAGATCATGCAACAGGATTTTGATGACAGAATTGATGTTTTGCCAGTTTCTGACCCGAACATTTTTTCAATGTCACAAAGAATTGCGCTTGCACAAACTCAATTACAGCTTGTTCAGTCAAATCCAGAGGTTCATGGTGGGCAGCAGGGTTTATATCAGGCTTACAGGAAAATGTATGAGGCTCTTGGCGTAACAAACATTGATGCCATTTTGCCTCAACCGTCACAACCTCAACCAATGAATCCTGCCAAGGAAAATCAGGAGGCTATGCGTGGTCAAAGGCTACAGGCATTTCCAAATCAAAATCATCAGGCTCACATTGAGTCACATTTGGCGATTTTATCTACACCAGTGGCGCAAGCTAACGCAACAATCGTTATGACTTTGCAAGGTCACATACAAGAACACATCGGCATCATGGCTGAGATGCAAGCTCAACAAGAAATTATGGCACAGCTTGATCCAGAAGCTCAGATGGTTCTGCAACAAAACCCACAGATGGCTCAACAGCTTCAAGGTGAGATCGCTAACAAAGCGGCAGAGCTTATTGGTGAGTTAACAGAGCAATACGCACAGGCCGTGTCTCCTGCTGAAACCACTGATCCTTTAGTTGCTATTAGACAACAAGAGTTAGCTCTGCGTGGTGCAGAAATACAACAGGACGCAGAACAGTTTAAGGAAAGACAGCAACTTGAGCGTGAGAAAGAAAGAAACGATGCTTTAATCGCTCAACAACGTCTTGATCTAACTGAAGAAGCCACCGCAGAAAAAACCCGTGTGGCTGAAGAAAGAATACAGACGCAGCGAGACATAGCCGCTGCCAATTTACAAAGGAGAATGTGATGTCAAGTTCTGTGTATGAAAAAGTCCGCGCAGTTGAAAAGGCAAAAAAGGTGGAGCGTAGAAATGCCATTGAAAAAAGGAACCAGCCAGTCAACGATCAGCAAGAACATATCGAAGCTGAGGTCAGAAGGGTACCCGCAGAAACAAGCAGTAGCGATAGCCCTGTCATCAGCAAAAAAACCGAAGAAAAAAAGCCAGAAAACAAAAAAAGCGTCCTCAAGAAAAAAGCCAAGAAAAAAAGCTAATGTCAGATAAAAAAGACACACCACCTTTAAAAGATGTTTTTTCTGGCTTAACTGATGAGCAGTTTGAAGCGTTGAAGGAAGCTATTAAAGCGGGAAAGAAAGGATACACCTATGATACAAAAACTGGTCAATATGGTTTTAAAATGTCTAAAGGTGGCCTTGTTACCCGTGGCGTGGGTGCTGTCTCGCGTGAGCGGCGGTTTAAAATTTATTGAGAATAAACTAAACGCGATCATTGATAAGGACATAGGTAAATGAAGTCTAAGCAAAAAAAATTGCAAAAAGACAGCATTTACTCTGATTATGATGAAGATGGTGATGGCATCGTAAGCGATGAAGAGCTTGCTCACGTTAAAGAAATAAAGAAGACAGAAACTGAATTGCGTAAAAATTTAGCTCAACTACGCATGGCTAGATACACTTTGATTGCAATGGGCGCATTTACAGCCGCAATGTTTTTTGTGCCTATTGAGCGAGTTGAGGCATTATCAGATATAAGTAACTTGTTTTATATTAGTGGAGCAGGCGTGGTTGGGGCCTATATGGGTACGACTGCTTGGATGAATAGAAAGTAACTTGAAAAGGTAAGGGCATGGAAAACATTATAATAGCTGCAATCTTAGCAGCGATGATACACGGTCATATGACTGGTGATAAAGAGACTCCAACTGTATCAGAAAATCCAAATTCTGAATTTGCAACAAAATTCAGGACAGAAAGCACCCCTAACACTGTTCAATGGGTGATAATCACGGATGAATGAAATCCATCACACTGTTGAAACTTTTTTTATCATGGTCATTAGCATGTGGGGTTTTGACGGTAATGATTGGCAGTATATTGGTAATCAAATAGCTTTACAGCAACCTATGACTCAATCTCAGTGTGAATATTTAATAGATGAGGATATGTGGCAGGTTAGTTATGAAAACCACTATTATCGCTTGATGGCGCATTGTTTTCCTGCCGAATGTGCAGAAAAAGGTAAGTGTCAATAATGCCAAAACTTAATGAAAACACTGAACTGGCAATGCCCATACGCAATTTAATTGCGTTGGTTGGAGCTGCAACCGTTGGGACATGGGCGTATTTTGGTGTAATAGAGCGGTTAAATACGATTGAGAACAAACTTATTTTAATGGAAACTGATCTGGCTATGAACACAGAGTTCAGAATCAAATGGCCGCGTGGAGAGATGGGCAGTTTGCCAGCAGACTCAGAACAGTTTATGATGATCGAACATTTGGCTAGTGAGTTAGAAAAGCTGGCAGAAAATATTGAAAGCGGCAACGCACCACATGATCAGCAACAAAAACTGGTGTTAGAGTTTTATGATAGGCGATTGACGAAGATTGAAGAATGATAGAGATGACTTTTGTTTTACTACTTATGATAGGTGAGGAACGAGTTGAGTACACGCCTTACAAGAATCTATCTGAATGCCTAAGTATAAGACGTAAGATAAAACGAAATGTAGGACACACTACAGACTTTGATAAAAAATGGTCATGTAAACAATTAAGAGTCAGACTTGAAGCTGGCGAAATCATGGAGATAATTGAGGAAGAATGATACAGGCACTTCTTGGTCCAATCTCCTCTCTGGCGGGTACATGGTTAGAGGGCAAGGTTGAAGAGAAAAAAGCAGTAGCAGGCGCAAAAGTAGCGAAAGCTAAAGCTGAAGCAGTCATAATGGAAAAGAAAGCTACGGGTGAGATCGACTGGGATCTCAAGATGGCTGATGCTTCTGCACATAGCTGGAAAGATGAGTGGCTAACAATTTTGTTCTCGATTCCGCTCATTTTGAGCTTCTGTGGAGACTGGGGCAGAGAGATCGTATCAAACGGTTTTCAAGCTCTTGAGGCCATGCCGCAATATTATCAATACACGCTTGGAGTTATTGTAAGCGCGTCTTTTGGAACCCGCGCTGCAACTAAGTTTTTTGGGAAAAAATAATGGACGCAATTATACTTGCGGAGTATTTGTTAAAGAACATACGTCAAGACAAAGATGACTACACACAACGTCTTGCGGATGGTGCGATAGAGGATCTTTCCGACTATCGGTTCATAGTGGGTCAAATACGCGGCTTGACTCAATGTGAGGAACATATAAAGACCGCGATGAAAGGCATAGAGCTAGAGGATGGCTAAAAAACTATTCGTCCCTGACAGGTTGGCGGCACAAAGAGCAAAATCTAAAGTACCAGAGCCAATATCAAAAGGCTTTGAATCCGTAGAAGACAATAAGAAAAATACAGAGGATCCATCTAAGATGGATGTTTCTGCTATTGATAGATTACCCAATCCTGTTGGGTATAGGCTTCTTGTCATTCCATATTACATGAAACAGAAGACCGCTGGCGGCATAATTATTCCAGACGCAGTTCGTGAACGTGAAAGTCATGCAACTGTTGCAGCATATGTCGTTAAAATGGGTCCAGACGCTTACGCAGATGCTAATAAGTTTCCAACTGGACCTTGGTGTGAAGAGAAATCATGGGTATTAATGGGCAGATATGCCGGAAATAGATTTAAAGTGGACGGTTTAGAAGTTCGGCTTATAAATGACGATAATGTCATAGCCACAATACTTGACCCGTCCGATATTTCCTATGTATAGTGCAGACAGGAGCTTGTAATGAATGCAAATGAATTAATGGAAAAAGAGTCTGAGCAGGAATCTGTATCTTTTGAGATAGAAGATGATGCCCCTCAATCTGCACAGGAAACGATTGTAGATCAATCTCCTGTTCAAGCAGAATCTGAAGAAACTAGTACAATTGTACAGGATGAAGATGATTCAGAGCTAGAAAACTACAGCGAAAAAGTTCAAAAACGTATTAATCAACTGACTGCCAAACGCAAACAAGCGATTGAAGAGGCAGAGGCTGCTTATGCTTACGCTCAATCT